TGTGCAGCGATCCGTCCAAGGAAGCCGAGCCACGGGAACTGAAGCAAACGATCCGTCACCTGCAAACCCTGTCGCGGATCGTGGAGAAAGATATCCATGCCATCGTCCTCGCCTGCGTGCGCGCACGCCGGCAGGCGCTGGCGCAGTCCGCGCGCAGGCGCCCAACGGTGCACTAAGCTCGGATTCCCTCCGTGTCCGAAGGGCTCAAAAGAGTCCCGGATACTCCGACGGGATGTAGCTCGCGCCCGGGAACGGCTCGTTGAGCACGTCCTCGAAGGCGAGCTCGCCGGTGATGGTGAGGGCGTCGTACTCGGCGGCGACGAGCGTCATGTTGAAAGGCCCGGCTTCGACGGTGTCCGGCGAGGACGCCAGCACCACCTCGAGGGCGACCGAGAGCGGCGCCTGAATCGCGCGGAGAGACTGGACGATCTGCCGGTCCACGTTGTCGATGCGCAAGGTGACGCGCGCGACGCTCTCCGGGTCCTCATCGGGGAGCGCGATCTCGAAGGGATAGGCGACGTAGGCGTCGCCGCGGCTGACCACTTCCTCGGTATTGTTGACCACGCGGATCGGTTCGGCGAGGTCGGCGTGGTCGAGGGTCAACAAGAGCAGGAAGACCTCGTCCGTCTCCTGCGAGTTCACCGCCTGGCGGGCGGCCAGGGAAAGCGTTCGGCTCAAGGTAGAATCTCCAATCGGAGCATCCCCTGCCACAGCGTTCCACGCGCCACCGGCGCGTAGGACGGCGGCTCGACGAAGCGGAACGTCGCCGCGGCGCCGGTGCGCGGGTGTGTCCAGTCGAACGGCAACGACCCGCCGGCAAGCGTGGCCTCGAAGAATGCGTCCAGGGTGTCCGCCTGGGCCGGGGTGAGCCGCACCTGGCACTCGATATGGCGGATGCCCGCGGTGAACCGGCGCCTCGCTTTGGGCGGCCCGGCCTCCATTTGGGTGCGGATCACCGTGTCCGGAGCGCGCTCGTTGAACCCCTCGGCCAGCGGCTCCTGCGGCAGGGACGCCGGCCAGACGGCGTTGGTCATCTCGGCACGCCCCTCCTGTTGAGCCCGTAGGCGCCGCTCAGCGCGTGGTCGAAGGCGCCATGGACGATGCCGCGGTTGACCTCGTCGCGGATCAGCACGCGGACGATCCGGCGGCCGTCGGGACCACGCTCGCTGGAGACCTCCGGCCGCGTCCCCGAGGCGCGCTGGTCGATGATCTGCACCACCACGTCGGAGCCGAAGGCGTGGCGCATCTGCTCGGGCCAGCCGATCACCTCGCCGCGCCTGGCGATGATGGGCACCTCGCCGGGCACCAGGCCGCCCGCGTGGAAGCGCGGCGCGCCTTCAAAGACCATCGGGTCCGCGGGGCGTCGCGGCAACGGCGTCATGCCGATCACGCCGCCCGTGTGCCCGACCCCGTAGCCGCCGGTGCCGTAGGGCGGAGCCTTCAGTGTCGGTGGTGACGCGGCCGTTCCCCCGCTTGATCTGCCGAAGAAGTCGAAACTGATGCCGCCCAGGAGCCCCTCGAGGAAGCTCTCCATCGGCTTGAACACCAGCAGCCGGTAGGCCGCCCGGAGCGCCGCCTCCTCCAGCGTGGCGAAGAAGTCCGCGACCGACAGCTTGCCGGTTCGGGCCCACTCGACCCAGGCATCTTCGGAGGCCTTCAGGGCGCTGGACGTGACATTCTCGAACTGCCGCGCCGCGTCGCCGGCTTGCTTTCCGTAGTCGCGCAACGCCCGGGTGACACCGGCGGACCAGTCCCGGCTGGCGCGGAGCATCCTGTCATAGGCCTCTTCCGAAGCCCGGGCGAAGGTCTCCTGACTGATCGCTCCCTCATTCAGCAGCCGGTTCAGGTCCGCGATCTCGGCCTTGTAGGCTTCCTCCGCGGTACGGAGGCTTTCCGTGAGGGCGCGGCCTTTCTCCTTGAGCTTGGCGGCCTCGGTCTCGGCTTTGTTCCTTGCCTCAATGGCCTGCTGCTCGTCGAACAGGGCGCCGGCCAGTTCCCGCACTTGGCTCCGCTCGGCATCGGTCGCCTCCGCCGAGAGTCTCCGTAGTGCCTGGGAGACGAACCTGGCGCGATCGGTCATGGCGAGCGCGTCATGCTCGGCTCGAAGCCCTTCGATAATCTTCCGGTTGGCTTCCGTGATCCGGTCGGCGGCCTCCTGTTCCTTGGCCGCCAATCTCGCCAGCTTGGCGTCGCGGACCGCCGCCGCCTGATCCAGCAGGGCGTCCACCTGGGACCGGTTGCTTTCGTCCGGAGCAAGCAACGCCTCTACGTCCTTCGCCAGGCGTTGGTACTCAGCCCGGATGCGGTCTGCCCCCTGGTGGGTGAGGGTGAACAGTTGACGCTGCAGGTCTTTCTCGATCTTGGCGATGCGATTGTTTCGGTCCTGGGCCGCCTTGATGTCCACTTCGACGGAACCGGAGGGGCCGCCGGAATCGGCCGCCGGGCTAGGCTTGCCTCCCTTATCCCTCTGCATCCAGGCGAGTTTTGCCGCCCATTGCCGGTAGACGGCCGTTTTTTCCTCCAGTTGGCGCTCCAGCGCCACCTTGCGGCCCCAACCAATGGGATCGTCCAGGAAACCGATGTCGCCGAGTTCCTTCAGTTCACGGGCGATCTCCTGGAGCTCGGCGCGGCGTTCCTCGACGATTGCCCGGGTGTTCCCGAGGCTCAAGGATTCGAAGTTGTAATCCCCCTCGGCCAGGAGCTTGAGTTGTTCATAGGCGACGCCGGCCTGGCCGGCGAGTTCGGCCAGTTCCTTGACCGCGGCGGCGACGCCGGGCGCCAGGTCTTCACCGATGGCGCGGGCGAGGGACTTTACGTTGTTCCACATCAACTCTGTTTGATTGTTCAGGCTTTCGAAGGCTTTTGCCGCTTCCTCGTTCAATGCGGTGGCGTTTTGGGTCTCGCGGTTGGCAAGCTCGAGGGCAAGGGCTAGCAGGTCGGCGCGGTTCGCCAGCACGGGGATGGTTTTGAGCAGACGCTGGTCGGCCAGGCCCAATGCCGCCATGGCGTCCGCCGTCGAACCACCGGCGTCGCTTACGCGCTTCAGCCCCTCGATGAACAGGACAAAGGCCGCCGTGGAATCTTTTTGGAACAGCCTCTTGATCTCTTCGCCGGTCCTGCCGGTGATCTTCGCGAGTATCTCTAGATGTTCCCCTCCGCTACGGATGGCGGCATCCATCATGCGCATGACCCGTCCGACGGATGTGCCCGCAACCTCCGACTTGACACCGACGGCGGCCATCGCCGCGGCCAATGCCGAGGCCTGGGCGGAACTCACCCCGAAGACGGCGGCGGCGCGGGCGATCTCCGTGGCCATGTCGGCGATCTGGCTTTCCGTCGCGGCGAAGTTGTTGCCCAGGGCGACGATGACCGATCCAAGCACGTCGACCTTGCCCATGGCCTCGCCGGTGATATTGAGAATGCGCGCCAGAGCCATGGCCGCATCATTGCCGCTGAGGTCCGTCGCCGTGCCGAGCTTGGCGACGGTCTCGGTGAACTTCAGGATGTTGGACGCCCCCTTCACCCCAAGCTGACCGGCGCTCTGGGCGATGGCCAGCAACTCATCGGTGGCCACCGGGATGCGCTTGGAAAGCGCATCGATGTCCTTGCCGAGCGACGCCAGTTCGGTCTTGGACAGGTTCGCGGTCTTGCCGACGCCGATCAGCCCGGCCTCGAAGTCGGCATAGAGTTTGACCATCTCGCGCAGGCCGCGGACGGCGCCGCCGGCGACGATCACGCCGTAAAGGAGTTTCATGCGCCGGCCCAGGGATTTGGCGCGATCGGACAACCTGGAGAGTCCGAGCGACGCCTTGCCTCCCGACGTCTCGATCTTTCTGAGCGCCTTGTCGCCGGTCTTGCCGACGGAAACCAGCTCCGCCTTGACCTTGCCGCCGCCATCGACCGTGAGGCGGATGGAATAGGTGTGCTTGGCCCTGGCCATCGGTCACTCCGTGTCTTCCACTTTGGCTTCTATCATTCCAGCTTCGGCCGCCTGCAGCAGTTCGGAAGCCACGCGCAAGTCATAACCCCTGGCCTCGGCGGTCTTGAGAGCGGCGGTCATGTCGATGCCGAGTACGTGGCCGGCTGGTGCCAGGCGCAGTTGCCCGAGGCAGGCCACCAGAACGTCCCAGGCCTGGTGTTCCTCCGGTGTTTGCGGGGCATGTTCTCGGTAGGGGCAACGGTTCCCGGAGGGTCCTATTCCGCCTTGCGCGCAGGCCGCCTCGTCTTCCCGGCAGGCTTCGCAGTATCCGGGCCCTCCGCCTGGCTTGAAGTGCCAGAGGCAGAGAGCCCTGATCCGTTTTTTGCGGCGTTGAGCAGCATCTGCTGGAGGGTCAGCTTTTGCAGGAACTGCTCGCCCACGGGGTACAGGTCCATAACCGCGATGATGTTGTCGCGGGTGACCGGGGGATCGTCCTCGATGCCCGTCCAGGCGGTGACATGCCGCGCCGCCAGCTCGTAGACGACCTGGCATTGCAAGAACCCGTCCCGTTCGTCTTCGCCGTCAAGGTCCGGCAGGCCGTCCAGCGGCAGGCCGGACTCCTTGCGGTCGCGGGCCTGCGATTCAACGGCTTCGACCCGCCGCCGTGCCGCCGCTTGGCACCCCGCCATGCTTGCCGTGGTCAGCGGTTTGACCGTTATCGTGATGCCGTAAGGAAGCTCGATGTCATAAGGCTCGGTCTGTTGCTTGAGAGAAATCATGCGTACTCCGTCCCGTCCAGGTCGTTGATGAGGGTCGCCGTGAGCATCCGCCCGGCGGCATCGTTCCTGGCGCCCTGGAAATCGAAGCTGGCCTGGACGCCGCCCGGTCCGTCGACGGCCAGCTTGGGCTTGGGCAGGTAGACCTCGTGGGCGGTGAACAGGACCTTCGATCCGGCGTTGAGCGTATAGCCGAACTCCAGGTCCACCGGCGTGCCGCCGGCGGCATCATCGATCAGACCGGTGTCGGCGAAGCGCACGTCGATGCGCCCCGTCAGCGCCGCCACCGTCGGATCGGCGCCCTCGATCAGGCCATCGGAGCGGATGGTCTCGATCTTCTCCAGGTTGTTGGAATAGGTGAGCGAGCCGGAGGTCAGGTTGCCGACCGGTGAGCCGCCCCGCGTGATCAAGCCCTGGAACTGGCTGATGCGGCTGAAGGTAAGCGTCGTCGGCGCGCCGCCCTGGGATGAGGCGAACCGGGTCTCGCCCTGGGCGATGGCGTTGACGGTGGCCGCCGCCGCGCCCGAGCGCTGGAACTCCAGCGCCAGGGAGTTGAGCATGACGCCCGCGTGCATGAAGAAAGCCGGCACCTGGGACATACCGACCTCGATCGAGTAGCTAGGCAGGATGTCGGCGCCGGAGGCGAAGACGTGGGAATACCCGCCGCCGGTGAGAGTCGATCCGCTGACCGTGGCCGCCGACGTCGCGAGAGTGAAGGCGTTGCCGGCGGCGCCCGCCGTATCGTGTGTCACCAGCAGCCGCTGGGTACTGGCCGGACGGCTGTAGGTGGCGTCATCAATGTTAACGTCCGCGGAGGCATTCAGGTCGGTGACCAGCTGATCGATGGTCTGGGTTGCCGTCGCCTGGATCTGTGTCTCATCGCCGCTGGGCGCCCCGGTTACGAACGTCCAGGTAGTGCCGTTGAGCGTGATGGTGTCGCCGTCGGACGGGTTCGCCGCGAAGTCGATATATCCGGTCGCCGCGACCGTGCTTGACGTGGGATCGCCGAACAGCCCCGTCAACCAGAAGCCGAGATAGCGGGGATCGACGGGAACGGTGATGTCGCCTTCGTCGTTGATCACGTCCTGCAAGGGCGCCAAGGGGTCACGGCCCTGGCCCAGGACCGGATCGTCGATCAGGCCTTGCTCGCTGCCCAGGGAACAGCTGTTGAAGGGCATGCGCACGTAGTCGCCGGACGCCTGGCCGCCATAGGCGCTCTCGCGCTTGAGCAGCAGGGTGGCGCTCGAACCATAGGCTCGGGCCATGGTGTTTACTCCTGTGTCTGGTGATGGTCAGCCCCAGGAATCAACCAAGAGGGCTGTCGGCCTCGTACTCGACGGTGAGCGTGATCGTGCCGGTCTTGATGGCGGGTGCCCCGGCCACCGCTTCCGTGTCGATCTCCGGGCGGCCGAAGCTCATGCCGAAGGCGAGGCCACCCAGGGTCGGGTCGGCATCGAGCGCCGTTCCGACTCCCTGCACCAGGGCGTCGAAGGCTGCATCCCGCGCCGCCGCATCGCCCTCCTCGACGTAGACCTCGATCTCGATGGCGTGGCTGTAGTAGGCGCCGCCGAAGCCTCCCAAGGCCTGCTCCGGCTCGCCGGGGTCGCCATCGCGGAGAACGACCAGGCCGCCGGCGGGCACCTTCTCGGGCACCACCGTGTTGCGCCCGGCTTGCGCGCCGGGAACGGCCTCGAGAAGTGCCTTGATCGCCTCGAGGATCTGCTCCGTTTTGCTCGTGGGCACGGGTTTACTCCGACCGCATGTGCCGGCCGATCAGCGCCGGCAGTCGACGCGACCAGCGTTCCGCAGCCCGCCGGACGTCGAGGCGCTTCGGGATGCGCACC